CATCTTCATCGTTACCGTGAAGAGGACCAGAGGTTGAACCACCTAGGTCTGCGGGAGCAGATTGTCCAGGAGCAACCGATGGTTGTACTGTTGGTGCAGGGTCCTTGCCGCCAGCCTTTGCAGTCTGTGCGTCAGAAACCTGTGAGGGATCACTACCTGTGCCAGGAATAACATTGGCAGAAACTGTTGGCATAGGATCGCCAGCTTCTACAATCACCTTCTGCTCGGTAACGAACTCCTCAAACTTTTCGTTTAGCATATCTGACATTTGAGTTTACCTCGTAATTTCCGTATAATTAATCTAAGTTTATTTATAAATCAAAGTTTTCCGAGGAAATCCTCAAACACTTTGAGGGTACGCTCTTCTAACCCACGGCGCGAACCGTTGATATAACGTTGGTATTTAGCAACTTCGCGCTCCTTCAAAATACCGTTATCCCAGACCCACTCTTTACCTTCCATGATGCCATTAACAAATGCATCAGGTGCAGATGGATCTGCTACAATATCAGCAGCAGTTGTAAGCATGAAGTCATCGCGGACAACATTACAATCTTCACGCTTTTCGATGCTTCCCATACCACGAGAGGAAACACCTAACTGAACACCTTCGCCAAGTAAAGACTTAGCGATGTTGCCCATGGGAGTATCAAGGATCTGTGCCTTACCGATGAAGTTATTACCTTCAGCGCGAAGATCAGTAATTCTATGTGATACTCTGTCAAGATTGATAGTAGGACCATCAGGGTGACCGAGTTCACCTAGAGCACGCTTGGTTCTTACATACTCCTCGTTATATCTCTCAACCTCGCGACTGAGAACTTCAAAGGGGTACATGCGACCATTACGATTCTTGATCGCACCTTGCAGAAAGACACCTTCAATATACAGAAGTTTTTTTCCGTCTCTTTCCTCAGTGAGGATCTGTACGTTTTCAATCGTTTCCGTTATCAGTTTCATCGGTAGTTTCTACTTCGGTGGGTTCGTCAAAAAATGTTTTCGCAACAACCTGCTTGTATTGTGCCATAGCATCGGATGCTTTAGCGAACAAGAGATCTTGGATAGCATCGATTGCACTAGAGCGTTCGTTATCATTAATTTTATTAACGATATCTGCTTCGCTAGAGAATGGGTTAACTTCAGTTTGTTCTGACATAATAATAATTCAGTATAATTTATTTAGTGTTTGACGAAGGTGACGGCATTTGTCTTGCCTTTTTAACCTCACGCTCTACCCCAGCATCCGCAGATTCTGATTCTCTCTCCGCAGAATCGTCTGCTTGAATACCTTGAATTTCAGGAGCAAATGCAGTATTCTGTGATGTCATAGTATCCATCATATTTGTTTGTGCTGGATCAATAGCAAGACCAGAAGCAATCTCACTCTTGATTTGTTTGTCCATTTCCTTGTAATCTTTATCTTTCTGACCAAGGATATGGCGACGGACATACTCAACAGAGAAGTATTTTCCAACAAAAGGATCCATTTGAGTTACAGACATCATCCTTTGATTCATCATTTCAATTTCTTTTAACTCATTAAAATGATTATCAAAAAGATAGTCATACTGGATATGCTCCTTCATGTCATCCCAGTCTTCAGGAGAAATTACTCCTTTGAGAATGAGTTGAGTTTTGAGAACATCGTGGAATAATTCACTAAATCTCTTACGGAGACGACCAATGAACTTCGTGAACTTAAGTTCGTCACGGAGGACTTCAGTGGTCTTACCGAGATTAAATCCTTTATTATCGTCTGTGAGACGGGAAGGAGGAAGATTGAGAGAATTAAAGAGTTTCTTTTTAAAATACTCAACGTCCTTAAGTTCGCCAAGGTTCTGTCCTCCAGGCAGCGTAGTGATCTCAGTACCACGTCCACCCTCTCTACGAGGCAACCAGAAATCCTCTAGCATACTCATATGCTTTTTGTCATCACGCATCTCACCAGTGTTTGCGTCATACACTAGCTTGTTACGATAGCGAGACATCACATCGCGTAAGTATTGTTCTGCCTTTACCTTAGGCAAGTTACCAACATCGATGTAGAAAATTCTACGCTCAGGTGCGCGAGACAGTCTATAGATAACAAGCGAATCCTCAATCATTCTCAGTTGATTGAGTGCCTTGATTGCTTTATGAAGGAAACCAAGAGTCATTCTCTTGTTAAGATCTTGTAGTCCAGAAGGAACAAAAGTGACAGAATCAACTGCCATTTTTACACCTTGTGAAAGTGACATGTCACCAATTGGTCCTAGGACACCACCTTTATAGAAACCTTTTGGATTATACAAATAGTAATCAACAAACGTTCCATATTCATACTCAAGCGCCGTGCCTTTAATTGCTGCTTTCGCTAGAGCATCTTTTGGGGAGTTGTCAATTTTTTGACGGACTTTCTTGATCTTCATTGGATCAATATAACGAAGTTCCGTAATACCTTTCTTGGGATTATCTAAATCGATAACTTTATGATAGAATAATCTACCATCAATATACCAAGTTCTAACAATCTCGTGTGCGCGATTGTCAAAGTTCAACAAACGTTTGATATAATCAAACTCATCACGAACTTTTTTCTTTACCCCATTACCAACATCTAGATTGTCTAGGTTGACCTCAACAGGAGAATCGTAAGCATCACTTACAATAAACTCGTTTACAACTTCATCAACGGCACTATCCACCTCTGGGTGAATTGCCATGTCACGATAACGACGGATCATCTCAAACTCATTGCGAGCTTGATTATCCGTATCTACATACGTTCCATAATACCCACCAGCGGCGACGGCGATGGGTTCATCAGCAGAAGGAGGGACAGGGGATTGCCCCTTCTGTCCCTCCTTTCTGTTAATCTGGAAGCCAAATAACTGACTCATGATTAAAATACAAACAGTTGAGCGTTCAACTATTTATCAGACTACGCCAATACCAGAAACGCCGCTTCTGGTTCCTGCTTGTGCAGTGAAGTAAGAATACTGCCACTCAACAGTAAATTCTTCAATCTGATCGTTGCTGTCATAAGCAAGATCGATAGGAGAAACGTTAGTTGGGAAGCAATACTTAAGGGTGTACTCTCTGAGGAAAGCACCTTCTTCACTGGAATCTTTCTCTAGTTGCTTAACACCCAAGTCAGCCATGTAACCATCGCTGTTGTTAGGTGTGAATAGAGGAGCAGTGTTACCCTCGTGGGTATTGATGGAGTTTGCCCACTGTTCAAAGAATGAACGCAGTTTGAAGTCCTTATCATTGAAGAACGTTGTGGTCCAGGTATCGAAAGTACGATCACCTGCGATTTTAACAGTTCTGCCACGGAAAGGAACTTCGATGACGCCCAGGTTAGAACCTGGAAGTGCAGCAGACTTACAAAGAATATTTGTAAGTTTCTGATCTTCGCTCTCCAACTTGATTTGCTCAGGGAACTGAATATTGATCAGGAACATATTGGGCTTTACGCCCTGACCAATAGTTTGTAGAAATTGACTTACGTTAGACGATGCCATTTGTGTTTACCTCGTTAATTTTTTCTCTATAACTAATTATCATCTACCGACGACTTCAGCGAACGAGACGCCCGTTCTAGTAGCAGTAACTGTAACTGTTACGTAGTTGATAGAGCGTGTAGGCTTGAGGTAGAGTTCCGCAACAAACTCATTGCGATCAATAACTTCAGGAGTGTTGTTTGTTTCGTCGCAAACAACCAAGAAGTCGGTTAGACCTCTACGTGCCTGAACCTCTTGGAGGTAGGAACTAATAGAAGCGTTGAAACCGCCACGGGTTGTGGTATCGTTTTGCTCAAAGAGTACGCCTTCTGCAAGTGCTCTTGCTCTCTTCTCAACATTGAGGAAGAGACGGCGAACGTTGATTCTATCGAATGCGCTAGGTGAAGCAAGACCAGTCTTGTCACCGAATAGAACAGGACCAGAACCAGGGAGTGAAACGATGGGGTTGATTCTTGAAGTGTAAAGATCATCACGCTGTGCCTTGTTAGGATTAAACGCAAGTTTTACAACGTTCTGAATACCACCACGGTTTAGACCAGCAGGTGAGAACCAGTCATCTAGAGATGCTGAAGTTGAAACACATACACCAGCAACATCACCGTTGCAACCGATATAGCGGTACTTATCGTTGAAGCGGTCATATGTGTACTTAACACCACTGTCTAGAACAACGTAAGAAGAAGAACCAATGTTGTCAAAGAATTCAACTGTTCTTGAAAGTTGTTCTGCAGGAGTTAATGCAGTTCCACCAGAAGATGCTACTTGAGCACCAGTCCAAGGTGAGATGAATGCAATACAATCCTTTCTGCTATTAGCAACAGCAGCAACTGCTTGTGCTTTAGCGATTGTGTCAGTCTCATTAGCAGCGTCGCCACCCATGAGTACAAAATCAATTGTGGTCTGTTCGGTATCTAGGAACTCATCATATGCTGCTTGGATTTCACCAGCAGTATATGCGTAGTCATCAGTACCACCAGTTAAAGCACCACCTGCATCGCTACGGATGAGTGCTAGGGATACAGGAGCAGCGGATGTAGCACCATAAGATGCAGCATCTGCACCAGGATCAGCACCTAGTGTAGTTACTTCAGCAGCACTGAGAGCAGTACCAGCATAGATGTAACCTGAATACTCGTTAACATAATCTTTCCAGTATGCCGAAGCACCTTCTGGAGTCTTAGCATCAGATAGTTTAGAAAGATATGTCATTCTTTCTACGATAGTATTAGTTGCAGTGTCAACAACAGCAACGTGTACTTCGTCGTCTGAAAGGAAACGCTCAGTTGCCCATGCGCTAGTGCCAGGACGTGGAGCAATTGCCTTATAAGTTAAACCACTGTTAGCAATTGGAAGTGCGTTGTAGTCTGAAGCAGTAAATGCTGCTCGTGTGAAACCGTTACCAGATACAGCAGCTGCAGCACCATGTCTGATTGCTACAACATCAGCACTAATAACAGCGGTAACTTGGTGATCAGAAGTTGCGCCGTCATCAACAGCGTCGCCAACAGAAAGACCATGACCAACCTTGGTCATCTTAGAATCAGCAACTTTGTCTACGATAACAATACGAAGATCATTACCTTCAGTTCCTGCGTAGCGAGCAGCAAATTTCTCTGAAGTTACACCAGCATCAAATGCATCCTTATCTGCGATAAGAACACCAGTGCCAGATAGAGTTGCATTTTCTACTGCAGTAGTAGCACGTACAACTCCTAGTTGTCCACCGTAACGGAGGAATTCGGATGCGACCAACCAATCTGCTGCATTAGCCTCAGCTGGTGAACCGAACGTATCGACTAGTTCTCTTTCAGAACCGATGTTTACAATTTTGCCTACAGGTCCAGTGCGGAAAGATGAAGCAAAAGCACCACGAATAGCGGATGCTCCTACAACGACAGCATTGGAAAAATCACGTTCCCTAATAACAACACCAGGCGAGACTTGACTTGCCATGTATTTTACCTCTTAGATATCAAATTTATCTGTAAGTATTTAGATTTTTGAATCCTTCAGAGGTGGTGAACAGTGCATGAACTACCAATCTGGATACTCCCAGCGATCTAATATCTTATCTGCTAACCTGCTTGCAACTACTCTCATAATAGTACATTCTTTACACTCGTAAGCATATGCTGACGGATGACCTCTTTTATTTTTACGTGTCAAATAAAAATCTGAAATTAAATCCTTCGTTTTTCCACAAGTTCTACATACCCTTTCTTTGAAGAGTAGATGTTCCAGACTAAACTGATCCCCAATATCCATCAGTAGTTCCACATATAACCAACTTCTTCTTGCTTGTCTCCGTATTCCCACAAAGAACCGTCTGCATCGATAAATGTGTCGTCACCCATACCATCATCAATAAATCCAAAAGGTGCCATATCTTGCTCGATCTG